TGTGTAATCTTCCTCAAAGGCATAGATAAGATACATGCATTCTTCTTGTTTCCTAGCAAAGTTGGAAACCTTGACATTTAAGCCACCATACGCTTCTAAGCATACGCGGCTCTTAGCCTGTTCAGTTTCACCAACTAATCTAGTAACAGTAAACGATTCCTGCTTTAACTCAGGGTCCATCAATTGCATACAAGATGGACATAAATCTTTTTCGGGACTGTTCCCAAGAATAGCACGAACAGCAACGTCGCCCTCATCAGGCATAAACTCTGCGTATTCGGTATCCTTCATTTCCTCATCTTCTCCCATAATACGGTCATCCATCTGGAAGCCGCACTGAGAGCAGACGGTATATTCGTGGTTCTCTACTGTGTCCTCATGTTTCTTTTCTTTGTAGGTTCCATACTTGGAATCTTTCTTAGTGTAGTTATAGTAGAACATTGCACCTTCAGTGCAATAAATGAAAAGTGAATGTAACCATAGTAGTGGGACATCGTTGTGACGATAAATTAATTGGGCAATCTTATCTCCAGTCCTAGCCGTAGCTAAGTCCAGAGTATCCTCAGCATCATCCGGATAACATTTAACAGGAGGAACGGTAACAGATAGTGCAGCGATGATGGATTCCAGGTAAGCCCGGAATACATTCATTTGCTTATCGTAGTATTCCTGGTCATTATTACCAGCAGCTTGTTCGTTATCCCAAATGCGCCAGTCATGCGCTACTTCAGAATACCAAACTTGAGTAAAGTTCTCCCAGAATAGCTTTAGCCTGCGCCACTTTCTTAGCTGACGTTCACGTATAGCTATATCCTCTTTACCGCAGCCATCTGCGATAGACTTTAGCCAGGTTTGAACTTGCGGACTATACTCTTTACCCAAGTTAACCTCTAGGGCCAGTAATGTTTTCGGGCGGCATCATTTCTTCCCGTCCAAATATTCGTTGTAATAATCCCGGTTCGACCTTCGGCTTAGAGTTTTTTCTAATAGGTTTGCGGCTACGCTCAGCGATAGTAGGGTCAATCTGACCATTATCAGGGAGACGTATATCCTCACGCCTAACGTTGCGTAAAGCCTCACGGTTGACAGCTTCATCTTCAACTTTGTTAGGTTCATAGAACTTCCGCATGAAACCCCTGCTACCTTGTCCAACATGTGCAAGTTCATGAGTTAATACATCATCAATATTCTGTTTATCCTTTTCAATTAGTTCCCGATTCATAGCGACAGTTCCCATAGGACCAGTCACAGCATATGCATCGGGATACATTAGTTTAGATAGTCTACCCATTGGCATTACTCTGCCTAACTTAGCAGATTCCACAGGCATTTCATTCTGTCTACCAGCCATTGAGGCTTCTAGTGCAGGCCATTCTTTAGCAGTAGATTCAGACATAGGTCCACCGAATACCCTTTGCAGGATACTGGTAGATGGCATATCTTGTTTACGAGGCTTGGGATTCTCGCTCTTTTGCGGCAACACCAACCTCACGTTCTAAATCTGCAACTTCTTCGTCGCTAACTGCGTCAGCAGGCTTTGGTGCATTCTTAAGTAGTTTAGCTTTCTCTCTATCTTCTGTCTCTAACATCTGTCTCCTTACACTCCAAGGAGTATGACGTGAAGCAGAAGTTCTAATAGGTTGGAAAGTTTCGGGAGAAGCCGGCTCACGTTCTATGGGCTTATCCAATAGTCTATTGAGTAGTGTCTTGTTATCAAGTCTTAACTGTTCAACCTGGATACGTAAGGTATCACAGTTCTCACAGTGAACTTCGGGAACTACAGGAGCATAGTCCCGTTTCATTTGTTTCCACTCTCTAATCCAATTAATCAGAAACATTATCGTCTCCCATGAAACCGCTTAATCATGTGTGGTGTTTCAGCAGTTTCAATAGTTCGCATATTACGATAGAAAGCTGTCCAATCCTGCGTAGCGTTCAGCCTCGCGATTATTGCAGCTTCCTTTTGAACTTTCTTGAATTCCTCTGATGCCTCATCGAAATATCTTTCAGCAGTGTCCACCGCATAGCGAGCGTTATCGTATGGGTCATCACCATTGAATTCCTTGACATCTTCAGCAGGGACATCATTCTTTGGCTTATCGTAGTTACAAGCCTTAATAGATTCAATCATCATTGGGCAACAATTAGGATGCCCTTCATGATTATTAACACCCCCTTCCTCGCACCTGAATATCTGAAACTTAGGAATGTTAGTCTCAGGTTCTGGTGGGTCGAATAGTGCTAAGTAGTTTTTATAGTCATTGAGTCCTCTGTTACGAAGCAGCCACATAGCTCGTTCTTCGTTATAAATTGGCATCTCATTCGATGGAATGACCTGCTTTGGTTTCCATCGGAAATATTCATGTAGTAGCATCTTTCCGGCAACTCTAGACCCAGGTGAATTATTTGATAACTCGACCTGTCGTCCGAGTGCTGTTTCAATCTGCTGTTGAATTGTATGGTCTTGTCCACGTTGTTGCCCCGCGGATTGACATACCTTAACTACTTTAGGTTCCTCGCGTTCACAGTAGTCTTTAACAACAGGTGCCCATTCTTCAATCTTAGTCTTGAGCCATCCAAACTCTCGATATAAGTAAAGACGCTTATTGGGTGATACTGCGTAGAAGGCAATATATGCCATCGCAGCGAATCCCCAATCTATTACGATAAACTTCGGCCACCATGTTGGAATCTCAAACGGTTCCACCACGTGTAAGGCGTTATCAGGTTCGTCGGGAAATTTATGGTCACGAAACTCATCAAATACTTGACCTTGGTAAGCATCCCAATCACCAAACTTCTTAGCCTTACGCTCAGCCTCCGACGGAATACCATCTAATCTCTTAGCGTATTCTGGGTCAGCATGAGGGTTATCGGCTACAGTTGCATGAATGTATATACGTTTAATTCCACCTTTACCCTCAATGATTACTCCACCTTCGGGATATGGTGAAACGAAACGCTTCTTTACAAATGTATGTCCAATACCTCCTGGCATTCCAGCGGCACGGACAATAGCGGGTAAAGTTGGGTCAGATGTGCGAACACGAGTGAAGGCAATATAGATGTAGATGTATTCGGTGTAGGAAGTTAATTCGTCAGGAGTATAAAGATTAATTTCCATCGAGTCATATTTGTGAACGTCATCTTCGTTCTCACAATGACCCAGGAAGATATTAGCTCCAGTTCTTGCACCAGAACCTCCTATTTCGTCTGGACGTGGAAATGTCCAGCACATATCAGTTTTATTAAATGTAGCTCCTAGTTTTGTATATAGTTCCCGCGAACGGGGAATGATTTCTGATTTAAGTTCTGGATAAGTGCGGCGCATGAAAACCTGTTTGAATCTAGGGTTCTCATGCCACCGCCTACAAGTGCCGTATACTAGTAATACATCAGACTTACCAGAACCTGCGCCCCCACCGTAGAATGCCTCGAATACGGAATTAGGAACTGCGAGGAATGGGTCTTGTTTAGTATTTGGCTTCCAGAAGCCTTTATCAAATGCCATTGCTAGTGATTACTCTACGTCCTTGAATAATGCACCCTCGGGAAGCATTACTCGTGCCTTAGCGTAATTATCAGGATTACCAACTAATGCCTGCGCAGCCTGTGTAGCAGCGGCTTCTGTTGGATAGACTGATGGATGAACAGTCCATGAATCGTTGACTGTTGCTTTCTTAACAACGACAAAAGCATCAGTCGTTGCTTCGTCCGTCACCTGTTCATATGTGTTTCCCATAACTCTCCTGTAGCTGGACTATAGTGAGCCTAATAATGGGGGTGACACCTACTCCCATAGATATCACCCCCACCTGTCTAATGCTGAATGGACTAGACAGCCTAGGTGAGACTAGACCGGCGTGCTATCACTATCGAAGATTGCAGCCACAGCCTTTGCCTTAGTGGCAATATCAGCAAGTGCCGCCTTATCTTCATCACTCAGACCAGTGCTACGTGTGAGCAGGGTCTGAATATCGGTGGTGATATCGTTGAGAGCGGTAGTAACCGCATCTTCCATTTCCTGAACTTCCTTGGACTTCGCCATTGTCTGCTCCATTCTAGCTAGGGTTGTGATGATAGTTGACAACTGACGTTCAATACGTTCAGTATCAACCATGTGGTGATGAATGTGAACGTTTACTTCTGCCTTCATGTTACGTTCCAGGTTCTAACAAAGTGCAGAGGATTGCATACACCGCGTTAGACGTAGCGAACATGGAAGTCACATGCTTAGTAGTCGCGTTTACTGCTGGCATTATCTTAGTAGCGTCAATGAATCGTAACATTTCATACGACCCTGGACGACACTTAATGACAGACTGCGACTCAGTATTTGTGATTATTTCTTTCTGACTTACGCCATAGAATACTACGAGTTGTGTGGACTTTTGACTTTCGCCATCAGTCGAATTGGGTGTAACTGTTATTTCGAGTAGATTGTTACCTACTACGAATAATGGAGCAGGAGCTTCACAGTTCCACGGTTTAACAGTGCCGATGCACTTTACTCCATTGAGTGTAGTCACACTTCCATTCATGTATAGTTTGTAAAGCATCAGTGTAGCTAAGTCAGCATTCACACCGTTGTCATGTGTGAAGCTAATCTTATCTAATGCGTATTGTAGTTTAACAATACCAGTAGGTGGAGTCTGTGCCTCACTTATTGTGGGCAGAATGAGTGAAACGAATAAAATGAGCGAAGCGAGTAGTTTACGCATGATTGATAGTAATGATTGAGGCTCCACCATCGCTACGAACCCATGCAGCAGATACTGGTGAAGTTGCAGCAGCCCATGTTGATTGGTCATTAGACCATTGAATTGTGCCAGCACCTTGGTCTGTTAATGCCCAATTACCAGACGGTAAGGCATATACAGTTCCGGAGTCCATCGTAAAGGGTCTGCCGACGGGAATTGTTTTGGTATACGCCATTACTTTCTATCTCCGTCTCCAGGTTTGTATTCTTCCCATCTAACAGATTCTTTGAGATGTCTATCAACCATATTATTGATATCTTCTTTACGGAGCTGATTACGCTCTACGTTTTCGAGTAATGAAATAAGTCGATAATTACTTTCACTATTTTTAACTTGTGCAGCAGTGTTTTCTTTGATAACATTCATTAATAATTCAGCAGTGGTTCGCCACAATTCAGTAAATTGTTTTACATCCTTCCTATAAAACATGAACATGAATCCAGCTAATATGCCTCCTACCCCCAGGGTGATGAGCCACTTAGTGAATTCGACTTGCTCCATTGCCGTCATTAATCCTTGGCCTGTATCACTTGATAAGAGGATTCCTCTCTTACCTGTGGTGCATAGAATACAAATGCAGGGCCACCACCTGTATTCACACCAGTGTTAGGACCAGACTCCGGTTCTACATTCTTCATTACCTGTGACATATCCCTCGCGATTCCAGCTATGTCACGAGCCTTAGCTGCTGCTAATTTATCAGGAGTTAACTGTGTTAGTGCAAGCATAAGTTTCGCTCTAGCCTTCTTGGCTATGCGTTCCTTAGCTCCTACGATTGTATTCCTATTGGGTTGCTCATCATATGATGCTGTGGACGTAGCACCATGAGCATATGCCGATGCGGCTGATGGAGATATACCGAAGTTCTTAGCTAATGCTACAGCCTCCTGCCTCCCATCAGTTACGCTAGTATCACCAATTATTTGTCTTAAGGAATCAGGAACGTTAACATCACCTTCTTTACGTCCTGGTCTAGTGATATCAACTATTTGAGCAATGGGAACAGGCTTCGGCTTTGGATTGACACAGTCAACCAACGCTGAATCAAAATCCTTATCCGAGACTATTCCCATGCCCACTACTGTTCGCTCCAATCTTGGAGTAGTTCTTTAATTTTAGCAAAAGTCTGAGCCTGTTGCTGAGTATCTCCTCCGCCCTCACGCAATGCCTGCTGAATGCCAGGATACACAGAGGAGATATGCTTATCATCTCCCTCGCCCACAGTTGCATCAGCAGTTACACGTGAATCTTCCAACACTTTTGCTAATGCTGGTGATGGAACTACTGGTACAGTTGATTTAGCTGGTGGAATAATAGCAGGAGGAATAGGAGTGATAGGAGGAACAGTTAGACCCGGTGATGCTGTAGGTTCAGCCACTACAGGCATAATAGGATTGATAGCCGTTGGGCTATCTTTCGGTTTAATGATTGGAGCCCCTGTGATGGGGTCGATTTCGATGTTAGCCATGATGACTAACTGATAGTGAGAGTATAAGTGGAGCCAGATTTAGTGGCAGTGATAGTAGTGGCAGCAGCAATGCTGACTTCCTTACGAGTATTACCCGACGCATTCGGCTGCGTAAAGTAAATCATATTGGATTCACAGTTGATAGTAAACTCTGACACTCCAGAGAATACACCTGCCGAAAGTGTATTGCCTGGACCTACTGTTCCTGTGACGGTGACTGTTGCTGACATGATGTGTCCTCACAATATCGTCTGGCTTTTCAGTCCAGCGAATGCCAGCGTCAGACTATCATAGTCGAGACTGAAAGTCAAACTATCCTCATGAAAAAATATTTTTCTCCCATAGAATATCAGTATTGAGAATATGGGACCCTACATTTCTATCCCCTAACAGTTGATTACGATATACCCGCAGAAATGTGCATATATGAGACTCTACGTGCAGGCGTGTATGGGGGTGTGAAGGAACCTATGGGCAAGGGTGTGCACATGTTGCACATAAATACACAGAAATACAATGAAGCGTCCAATATACACACCATTACATATGTCACGAATTGGCAGACAAAAGGTGTCACATGACATATAATGTCAGACTCCCGCCTGCGCATCTCGGCACGACACTGCACATCCTGACATAATATTATGAGCCTGAGAACATGGCATCGCGTATGCTTTATATATGGTTGTCGGGCAAGTGGCAAGGGGCCAAAGAAAATCGGAGGTAGGGGCAAGAAACCACTT